AGCGTTCAGGAACGTGTTCGGCAGGGAGCGTGATCCAGAACCGCTGTTGCCTCTGAGACAATATCCGTCATCCATCAAGGGTGCCAACACCGTGCAGACACTGTCAGGGGAGGCCAACAAGGCCCAACAGTTCTATGATTACCTGACCAATCCTGAGGTGGACATGATGAGGATAGAACTGGAGATACTGGGGGATCCCACCTACATCTGCCAGGACATGTACGTGCCCATACAAGAGGACGGCAAGTCATTCGGCGCCAAGGATGAGTCATTCGACACAGCATCAGCCAGTTTCAACGCTGACCGATTCCAACCCATAATCAGCGTGAGATATCGTCTGCCCGACGACATAGACGAACGGGAGGGCACCATGTTCAATGGTGGCAAGAAACGTTTCAGGGACGAGAACCTGTTCTTCAATGGACTGTACCAGGTCAACAAGATAGATACAAAATTCGACAACGGACAGTTCCTACAGACACTGCACTGTAGCAGGTTCAACAACCAACAGGGCGAGGGTGCGGTACCGTTGTTGACAAACGCCTCGATAAAAAGCATAACTGAGATCAAGGACGGTGTGAAAGATATCAAGAAAAAAATAACCAAACCAATAACAAAATTTGATGAATTCAAAGAGTCGATTGAAAAGATCAATAGGGATTGGCCGGTATAAGGAGCAGGATAAATTAAAGTATGGCATACACTTCAGCAGGATTCACTGACACACAGGACAACCAAAAGAGCTTCAACGAGAAGTACGTCGACAACGATCCGGGTCCGTACATCGGCACGGTAAAGGTCACTGTTGACCCATTGAAGATGGGCAGACTGGGTGTGAACATACCAGCACTCTCACTGACAACAAACCCCACTGCGAGCCAGATAATATGGTGCCAGTACCTGTCTCCGTTCTACGGTGCAAAGAGTATAAATGCTGTTTCAAAGAAAGACGAAAGCAACTACAAGGAATCCCAACACAGTTATGGAATGTGGGCGGTACCACCAGACGTGGACACTGACGTGTTAGTGATATTCGCCAAGGGAGAACAGTCCAACGCCAGTGCCTTCTGGATAGGTTGTGTGCAGAAACCACTTGTGAACCAACAGGTGCCAGCGAATGGATCCACAACAAAAACTTTACAGTCACAATCAACGGCAAGAGAATTAGCAAGAACCGGACAGAAGAACTATGGGACAGATTTATTGCCAGCGGGTGAAAAGAATCAAAGATTTTACAGTCCCGGAGAAACCTTACCAAATGTGGACCAATGGACCAGTCCGTTGAACGACCTACTGGCGGATCAACTGGAATCACAAGGACTTATACAGGATCCCATAAGGGGGACCACGACCTCGTCAGCACGTAGAGAATCACCAAGCAAGGTGTTTGGAATCAACACACCAGGCAGTATACGTGATGACTCGAGATTGCTGAACATAGGACTAGACAACTCTCCCGTGAGGACTGACAGGAACCCAGGACACAGTTTCGTCATGGACGACGGAGATATAGGCGGTGACAACCAACTTACTAGAATAAGGACAGCGAGCGGTCATCAGATATTGATGCATGACACAGAAGGTACGGTGTACATAGCCAATGGTTCGGGCAATTCATGGATAGAGATGGACAAGGCAGGTAGAATAAGCATGTATTCCAATAGGGGAATCAGTATGCGTACCGAAGGAGATTTCAATTTACATTCTGATAAGAATATCAACTTCCATGCAAAAGAAAAAATTAGATTCAACGCAGAGAAGGATGTGGCCATCAGTGCAGAAAAATATGTGTACGTGATGGGAGAATCAGGAATACTGAACGCATCGCAGGAAGGCAGTGTGAGGCATTATGCCAGAGATGGCATATCGTCATACACTGACGGAACACAGTTACACGGTGCCGGAGGCAGGATTGACCTCGCAGGTTCACAAGTACACTTCAACAGTGTGAGTGCAAGGAAATCATGGGGACCTTCGTGGCTGAAACCCAACAGTAATAAAGTTGGTATAGTCACAGTTGAGAACGAGGACATCGTGGCAGTACAGCCATTTAATAATGGCACTAAAAACACAAGGAAAACAAAAACCACAGTGGTGGATTACAAAACCAATAAAAGTAAAGATGTATTTCCAACCCATGAGCCATACACCAGACCGGTGGGTGGTAGGGACAAGGACGACATAGCGTAAATATAGCATATGGCATACGGAGATTCAGGATCAGGAGACCTATCAAACAAAACGGTGACCTTCAAGGGTTTCAGTTCACGTGCGGACCGTCAGAACTTCAAACTGTATGACTTCGAGGTGGCCAAGCAGGACCTGATCAACAGGTTATCGGTGCGCAAGGGAGAGAGGGTCGAGAACCCAGAGTTCGGCACCATCATATATGACGCCATATTTGAGCCATTCACAGAGCAACTCAAAGACGCCATTGTAGAGGACATCACTGCCAATTTGAACGCAGATCCACGTATCAGCACGGAAGAGATCTTGGTCACGGAAGCGGACAAGGGCATAGCCATACAGGCCACTATAACCTATGTTCCACTGAACATTACAGAGAAACTGCGATTCAACTTCGACGAGAACTCACTACTGCGTCTATCTTAATATACGCACATTTCCTAACACATAAATACCGTTGTAATTACAATGGCCACAACAGATAGACAGAACAGATTATTAGTAGCGGAAGATTGGAGGAAGATCTACCAGGCTTTCCAACAGGCCGACTTCAAATCTTACGACTTCGAGACCCTGAGAAGGACCATGGTAGCGTATCTGAAGGAGAACTACCCGGATGATTTCAACGATTTCGTTGAGAGTTCTGAGTACGTGGCACTGATAGATCTCATAGCCTACATCGCACAGGCATTAAGTTTCAGGGTTGACCTGAACGCCAGGGAGAACTTCCTGGAGACAGCGGAGAGAAGGAACAGTGTCCTAAGATTGGCGAGGTTGATCAACTACAACGCCAAGAGGAATCAACCAGCGACAGGAATGTTAAAGATAGATTCTATATCCACAACACAGGACGTGCAGGACAGTTCGGGAACGAACCTGGCAAATTCAAACATCATATGGAATGACTCGGCTAACTCAAACTACAGGGAGCAGTTCACTGCGATACTGAACGCGGCAAACCAGACTGGACAACTGTTTGGCAATCCAAGGGAGTCAGGCACCATAGGTGGCATCACCACAGAGGTATACACTTTAAGTTCCAATCAGTTGGATCTACCAATATTCAAGTTCCAGAAGTCAGTGGGAGGCGTGTCCAGATCATTCGAGATAGTGCCCAGCACCATAACAGATTCAGACAGCATATACGAATCTTCACCAGTGCCAGGAACAGGACTGACATACACATACAGGACAGATGGTTCTGGGGACAGTTCCAACAACACAGGATTCTTCTTCCTGTTCAAACAGGGAACGATGCAGAACCAAGAGTTCACTGTGGACACAGCGATCACGAACTATGTGAAAAGTTTTGAAACGTCCAATATAAACAATTCTGATGTGTGGCTTTACAAGTTGGACCAGTTTGGACAGTTGGCAGAGTCATGGACCAAGGTGCCATCACTGTCAGGAAACAATGCGATTTACAATTCTCTGTCAAAGGCAGAGAGGAACACATACAATGTGGTAACCAAAAACAACGATGCGATAGATCTTGTGTTTGGAGATGGCAACTTCTCGAACATACCTCTGGGCAACTTCAGGACCTACTACAGGGTCAGCGACAACGCCAAGTATGCGATACAGTCGTCGGACATGCAGAACATACAGTTGACCGTGCCATACACGGACGCCAACGGTGCACAGCAGAGTTTGACCATGAGTGTGAGCCTCAAGGCCAGTGTCTACAATTCAGCGGCCACGGAATCCAATGATTCAATCAAGGAGAAAGCGTCTCAGGTTTATTATTCACAGAACAGGATGATCACAGCAGAGGACTACCAAGTGGTACCTTTGAGTGCGTCACAGGAAATCGTCAAAGTTAGATCTGTCAACAGATCAGCATCAGGCATATCGAGGGCCAAAGAGATACTGGATCCAACGGGTGCATACTCAAATGTAAGTGTGTTCGCAGAAGACGGAATATTATACAGGGAGGAAAGTGTACAGCAGTTCACGTTCACTTTCAACAACAGGAGTGACATACAGTCAACTATAGATTCATCCGTTGAAGCGAAACTTAAGGAAGCGTATGCCAGACAGTTTTACTACCTGAAGTACGGCACGAAGGATGCCAGCACACTCTCGGCAACATGGAATTCAACAACAACTTCCACCAACACCAACACGGGTTATTTTACATCTGGTGGTGCGTTGGTGATAGGAGATTCTGCAACTTCAAACATGAAATTCGCGAAGCCGGGTGCTTTAATCAAATTCACATCGCCAGACACAAGGAAGTTCCTGAACGGTACATTGGTCACATCATCCACGGACAACGCGGAAGACAGGGCATGGGCCAAGATCGGAGATGTTGTGTTAGATGGAGCCAACGGTGGATTAGGAAATCTAGAGTCAGGGGTTGGTCCTGTGACTCTGTCAGACATTATACCAAACGGATCTGTGGTCAACGCTATAATACCTAATTTCACAACTTCATTTTCATCAACTCTAGAAACAGATTTACAAGACAGGATAGAGGCATACGAAGAGTTCGGGTTGAGATATGATGTTGATTCAGAGACATGGAAAGTTATCACATCAACCAACCTCAGCACAAGCACAGTGTTCGACCTTGCAAGTGCAGGATCCACAGCAGGAACAAATTCTGACGCCAGTTGGTGGTTCAAATTCACCAACGACGGTAACACCTACACAGTGCAGTACAGGAAACTGGACTACATTTTTGAATCAGAGTCTCAGAACAAGTTCCACTATGATGTGGAAGAGAAAATTTATGACTACACCACAGGCAGGAGTGTCAAGGACACAGTGAAAATACTTAAAACAAACAGCATTGTTTCATCAGGCAACAGTGTTGGATATCCCATCACATGGCAGGTGGTTGACGTGGTCACAGAGGCAGACGGTTTCCAGGACAACAGGAAAGTTAAAGTTGGTTTCTTTGATGCAGACGACGACGGTGTGGTTGACAATCCAGAACTTTTTGACATATTCGTAGAACCCACTCTATCGGAATCCACAAAATTCGTGTTCTTCGAGAAGTACACGTCCTATGACAACATTGAGAGATTCAGACCATATGCATCAACCAACTTCGTTGTTGCTGAAAATGAAACAGACATAAATTTAAACACGTCGACTTACACAGATGGGCAACTATTTTACTTCTATGACAGTGCTGAGGACGTAATAAAAAGTTACAGTTCTACAACCAACACTTTGAGCACGACCACGGATTATGTCGCTAGGAGAGGTAGGAGTTCGATAAACTTCCAATACAAACACCATGCAGGTCAGGAGACAAGGATAGATCCCAGTGTTTCAAACATAGTTGACGTTTACTTGCTAGAAAGGACATACGACAACCTGTTCAGGATCTGGTTGCAGGAAGGTGGAAGTAAACCAACTGTGTCCACAGCAGACCAGTTAAGGATCAATTACTCGGGCACACTAAACCCATTGAAATCATTGTCAGATCAGATAATATATCATCCTGTCAAATACAAGATACTTTTTGGCTCGAACGCAGAAGAACAGTTACAGGCAACATTCAAAGTTGTTAAAAATCCAAAGACCAATGTGTCAGACGCAGTGATCAAGACCAGGGTGATCAGTGCCATAAACGAATTCTTCGCATTGGACAACTGGGATTTCGGAGACACTTTCTACTTCACAGAATTGGCCGCTTACATACACAACGAACTTGCACCAGACTTACTGACTGCGGTTATTGTGCCCAACCAGTCAGGACAGGGTTTTGGGTCCTTGTTCCAACTTGACTCGGCGGCGGACGAGATTTTCATCAGTGGGGCCACCGTTGATGATGTGTCAATCATAACAGCACTGGGAGCCAACCAACTGGCGGCATCCGGCACTGTGGTCACATCAACATCAACTGCCACGACCAACACCACGACAGGATCAGCAGTGTCAGGCTCTACTACAACAGGTTCCGGTTCAAGCACCGGCAGTAGTGGGGCAGGATACTAATGGCGGACAATCCCACAAACGCATTAACCAATAACGAAGTTGTCAAGCAGGGCAACAACGAGTACAGACGTACGGTACAACACCTTCCGGCATTCTACAGGACTGACGCCAACCAGCGGTTCCTGGCCAGCACCATGGATCCTTTGGTACAGAAAGGCGCATTGGAGAGGTTAGACGGTTATATTGGAAGGCAAGATGCCTACACTAGGAAAGTCAGTGACAGATACATCACTGCCACAAGCAGGGACAGGTTCGCATATCAGTTAGAACCTGCTGTGACCTACACGGACAGGGACACGACATCTGTGAATCCCGAGGACCAGGTCAAGTTCACAGGTACCTATGACGACTACATAAATCAGATCAAGTACCTGGGAGGCAAGATCAACAACCACGACAGGCTCAACAAGGAGACCGTGTACAGTTGGAACCCGGCCATAGACTACGACAAACTGGTGAACTACAGGGAGTACTACTGGATGCCGGATGGTCCAGGAGCCATCGAGATAGATTCAGTTGGCCCAAATGCGGTAGTGGAATACAGTGTCACAAACAACAGCCAGTCGGCCTATGAGTTCACACACAGGGAGAACGAGAACAATCCCATACTGACCCTCTACAGGGGAAACACATACAAGTTTGATGTGAACGCAAAAGGACATCCGTTCTGGATAATGACCGAGCCCTACAAGAGCAAGGTTTCTGTCGATGGTTCAACTTCTACCATATTTGACACAGGTGTCACAAACAACGGTGCTGATGAGGGAACGGTCACATTCACCGTGCCCACGACGGGTGCGCCAGACACTTTATATTACCAGTGTGGCAACCATGACGCCATGTACGGCATACTACAGATAAAAGATGCCACCAGCACTACTTCAATCAATGTGGAGGACGATATTGTTGGAGCAAAAAATTACAGTTTGAGAACTTTGGATTTATCAAATGGTATGAAGATCAAGTTCACCAATTCATTGGTGGCCACAGCGTATCAGAACAAGGAATACTACGTGGAGGGCGTGGGTGATGCCATAACGCTCACAGATGTCGAGGATCTGATCACACCTGGCAGTTATGCTACAGAGTCAACCATACTGTATGATCAGGCAGGATACGATTCACGACCATACGCCAAGGCATATTACACACCAGAGAATAAAGATTACATAACGATCAAGAGGGATTCACAAGATCGCAACGCTTGGTCGAGATACAACAGATGGTTCCATAGATCCATCATAGAGGAGACCGCGAGGGTAAGTGGATTCACTCCAACACTGAACGAAGACGACAGGGCCAAGAGACCCATAATAGAGTTCGACTCTGGACTTGCACTGTACAATCATGGCACAGTGGCCAAGAAATCCGTTACGCTCTATGACACAGTCACAACAGATGCATTCAGCACAGTGGTCAGACAGACCGGTTACATCATCGACGGACTGGCACTTGCTGACGGAATGAGGGTCGTGTTCGCGGCAGACACAGATCCCACGGTAAAGGACAAGATATACGATGTCAACTTCGTCACAGCGGGCGACAGCACACAGGTCATAAATCTAACAGAGGCATCGGACACCACACCAGTGGACAATGATTCAATCTTCATCGAGTTCGGAACAACGAATCAAGGCAAAACTTTCCGTTATGACGGCACCACAGAATCTTTCATAGAAGCCCAGGAGAAGACAGGAGTAAATCAACAACCATTGTTTGCCATGTTCGACAACGATCACACACCATTCGATGATGCAACAACCTATCCAAATTCAACATTCACGGGAGCAAAGGTTTTTGCTTTTGCAACATCAGACACTGCCACAACGGACACTGTACTGGGGATCAAGGTCAAGTACAACACCATCAACAACGTGGGAGACATAGTCTTCGAGTCGGACCACACTTCCGGAACATTTACGTACAAGAGCGGAACGACCACGATCACAAAGAACTTGGCCGAGGGACACCTACACTACACGACAGGTAGGTCAACACACAATTCACGTGGTGCTTGGATAAAAAGGACCGCGGAAAGTAAACAGCGTGTGATACGTACATTCATTGTTGACGCAACAGAGAAACAGTTGTTTCCCGTAGACTTCTACAAGGATTCAGCGGACCTAACAGATCTCGAGGTGTCTGTATCTGTCAATGGTTCTAGGAAAACACTCACAACAGATTACACACTAGAGACCGGAACAAAAAACAAATACGTGAAATTCAACAAGGCATTGGAAGTAAACGATCAGATCAGGATAGCCGCACACAGCAGTGTCGACAAAGTTGCCAACAAAGGCATCTACGAGATACCGGAAAATCTTGCAACCAACAGTCTCAACCAACAGTTGGGCACATTCACGTTTGGTCAGATATTGAACCATGTCAAAGACATCTTTGCAAAGAATCAGGATGTCACCGGGGCCATACCTGGCATTTCAAATCTGAGGGACAAACCAGATGCGAGATTGAAAGGTGGTAGCATACATCAGCACGAGGCACCATTGCTCCCTGCTATTTTTGGTACCATAGACCAGGAAAGCAACTTCTTCACAGCAACGGATTATGTGAACCAGGAGTATGAGAAATGGTACAACGCATTCCTTACCCATGCTACAGGCACAGCATATGAGGGAGTGGCCGCGGACAGGGTTGACGAGATAATCACAGCCATCACCCCAGGCAGGAACAACACCTTCCCGTTCTTCTACGAGGACATGGTGGGTTGGGGAGAAAACGTATCGACTAGATCATACACAGTGATGGGTGCATCACAGACAGACTATGCACTGGACTCACAACACGACATTACCTCTTTGAGCAACAGGGCGGTCTATGTGTACCTGAATGGTGTGCAGTTGTTGTTGGGCACAGATTACACTTTCAGCACAACAGACGATAGCGTTAGCATCACCAGAGCTTTAGCAGAGGGCGACAAGATCGTTATAAAGGATTATGCGGACACCACAGGCAGTTACATGCCACCGTCACCCACCAAACTGGGAATGTATCCCAAGTTCACTCCTGAAGTGTTCACAGACACAACCTATTTGATTGATACCGCTGTTATCAGGAAGCACGATGGTTCGATAATCAAGGCATACGGCGACGAGCGTGATGCATTGATACTGGAACTAGAAAAAAGAATCTACAACAACATAAAAGTCACCTACGATGCCGCTTTGATTGACATACATGATGTTTCACCTAGTGCGTTCGCATCAACAGAATACAACATACAAGAAGTGGACAGCGTGATGGGACCAGATTTCTATCAGTGGGCGGGTCGCAACAACGTCCAGTACATCAACAACACGGTGTTCTCAGAAGGATCACCATTCACGTACAACTACGCCAAGTCAAAAGGCAGACTGATAGGTGAGAACCTACCTGGACACTGGAGGGGAATTTACAAATATTTCTACGACACGGACGCTCCACACGTGAGACCATGGGAGATGCTGGGTCATTCGGAGAAGCCCACAGACTGGGACGACACTTACGGAACTGCTCCATACACATCAGGTAATGATGTACTATGGAATGCCATAGCAACGGAACCTGGCAGATACGGCAAACCTTCGATCAGGGATTACATACCTGTTGACGCATCAGGTAACCTACTAGATCCATTGGCGGCTGGACTTGTTGACAACTTTGACATACCGGGAAGACAGAACGCCTGGAAGTTCGGTGATCAAGCACCAGCGGAGACGTCATGGAGGAGGTCGAGTGCTTACCCGTTCACGGTGATGAAAACTCTGGCGCTGACCAAGCCGGCAAAATTCTTCTCTAACTTTTTTGATCCATCAAGGTTGACAACCAACGTTGCTGGAAATCAAATATACACCGAAACGGGCATAAGGAAAACACTGGCAACAGCAAAATATCACCTGGAGACAGAAACAAATTTGTTAACGGACGTGACAACCAGATACCAAACAGCGGGATACCAACCTTTTGTGGTCAACTACCTGATATCGAGGAACCTAGATACCAAAACTTTCTACTATGACAAGATGAAGAACCTGTCTGTGCAGTTGGCATACAAGTTGGGTGGATTCACGGACAAGGACAACATAAAAATTCTTACTGACAGTGTGTCACCAGGTTCTAAATCTGGTTCAAAATTCATACCAGACGAGAACTACAAGATACTCTTCAGGACATCGAATCCGGTTGATAGTTTCCAATACTCTGGTGTGTTGATAGAGAAGAACACAGATATCAGTCAGGATGGTTCTACCGTATTGGGCGGATACAAAATATTAGGTTACAGCACAACCAAACCTTACTTCAATTTCAATTATCCGGTCAAGACCACAACGGCAACAGCGGTATCGACCGAGGGGTCGACAGTAGTCGAGCAATACACTGCATACCAAGAAACCACACAGACCATACCCTATGGTCATGTGTTCAACACCATACAGGACGTTGCGGACTTCCTATTTGGGTACGGACACTGGTTGGAATCACAGGGATTCCGATTCAATAATTTCTCAAACGAACTTAAAGAAACACTGAACTGGTCAAACGCAGTCAGAGAGTTCTTGTTCTGGACCACACAGGAATGGGCTCCAGGATCAGCGATAACCGTTTCCCCGGCCGCGGATGGTTTCGAACTGGACACCAACAACAGCATAGTGGGGAAACTGAGGAACCTGGCAGGTGACTACTCATTGTTGGATTCGGGAGGTAGGAAGATTGACATTAGTGAGTTATCAACCAAAAGAATTGGCAAGACTTTTGAACTGGGGATCAAGTCCGACACTGTTGGACTGTACAACATAGCACTGAACACCGTACAGAAGGAACACGTACTGTTGTTCGACAACAACACTGTGTTCGCTGACATCATTTATGATCCATTCACAGGATTCAGGCAACAGAGACTGAAACTGGTCGGTTGGAAGACAGCAGGATGGAATGGAGACTACTACGCACCTGGCTTCGTGTTTGACGCCGCACAGGTCACATACTGGACTGCCAACACGGACTACAGGATCGGCGACAGCGTGGAGCACCAAGGCAAGTTCTACGTGGCAAAAACCAATCACAACTCGGGTGCCACTTTTGAGAAAACCAATTGGACACTCAAAGATGAGAAACCAGCACCACAGTTGATACCCAACTTCGAGTACAAGATAGCACAGTTCAATGACTTCTATGAGTTGGAGACCAACAACTTCGACGAATCTCAACAGCAGTTGGCACAGAGATTAACAGGATATCAGAGCAGAGATTACCTAGAGAACCTTTTCGTCAATGATGTTTCGCAGTACAAGTTCTACCAAGGCTACATCAGGGAGAAGGGCACACAGAACGCCATAGACAGGATCCTGAAGGCCAAGTACGAGGACGAGGACATCACGCTTGACCTTTATCCGGAATGGATGATACGTACCGGTAACTTTGGTAACACAGATTCCATAGAGAACATACAGATCACATTGAAAGACGACGAGATAAAGGCAGATCCACAGAGCATAGAGTTGTTGGACACATCCAATGACACGGTAGAGTACGCTAGATCGGATGCCATAGCCAAGGACAACTTCTACTACAAGCCAGTTGAGTACACTGCGTCAACAACATTCAAGAGATTGGACTACACCAAGGAAGGTGTCAGCAGGGACACGGCACAGGTGTTCAAGACCGCAGGGTATCCACAACTGCAACAGGTCCAACACACTGCGTTCAACATAGACGAGATCCTTGATTTGGACATGAATGCCATAACGACCAATGACCTGATATGGGTTGCCAACAAGAGCAACCTTGACTGGGACGTGTTCAGGATCACCAGTGCTGGCATAAAGATAGCGGATCTACAATTGATCAACGATGCCTCACAGTTGGAGATCACTTTCACAGGCTCCCACAACTTGACGGCAGGTTCAACAACCACACAAGCGGACTACTTCGGCATATCAAACAGTGAGGAATCTACACTGAACGGCGTGTACCAGGTCATTGCAACACCAGACCACAAGACGGTGATCATAGATTACGATGGCAATGTGGGATTCATACCAGCACTTGAGGACGGGTCAACGGCAGACAGTTATGGAAACATATACAAGTTCGTTTCTGTGAGACTGGCGTCGATGGACAACGTCAACGACCTAATAGATTTTGAGGACTATACAGACAAGGATGACGCAATAGGACAGCCAGGAGACAAGGTGTTCGCGGATGCGGACAGTTCAGGACTGTGGCGTGTGTACGAGAAACAGGATCCATACACCACAGGATTGGTATTATCACCAGACGCCAGCACGGCGGAACAGGAGTTTGGTCACAGGATCGTGGCACGTAATGACGGCAGGACGGTGATAGCATCTGCGCCTGGCAAGGGACAAGGTGAGGTACACTTCCTGTTCAGAAGTTCAACAGAGGCAGGAACCACCCTACAGACACAGGCAACGGTCACTATGACCGACAATGATGACAACACCAGCAGATTGGGTGAGTCTCTTTCGATCAGTACTGATGAGAACTTTGTGGTGGCAGGAGCACCATATACCAATGCGGTAGGAGCCGACGGAAGCACTAGATTCATCGACTCGGGACTGATTAAAATTTACCTATGGGATCCAAGCACATTCAAGTATGGTATACTTGACACAGTGAGGGCACCAACTGATGGATCAACGTTGAATGAGAACGCCAACTTTGGATGGGCACACAAAATTTCAGAACCTGGGATCACATCTACAAGGACAACGGCAGACAAATACATGTTCGTTTCCGCACCAGGGCATGACAATGATCGTGGCAGGGTGTACATGTACACTTGGGGAGTGGGTGCAGACGGTTCAACGTATGACACCTGGACACAGGACTACACCATAGAGGCACCAGCGGGTGGTTCAGGACAGAGATTTGGACA